ACATTATCGCTTCCTTCACCATCAGCAGGAGTTTACTTCAAGATTATTTATGGTGGTGCAGCAGAAGAAACAGAAAACCTTATTATTGATTCAGGTTCAGATACCAATTTCTTTTTAGGCGGTATAGTTCATTTAGATTCAAATGCAGACAATGTATCTGTGTATGCAGATGGAAACTCAAACTCTATATTAACTCTTACAGACTTCGGTGTGTTCGAGATTAATATATTGGCAAAAGATTCAACCAACTGGTACATCTGGGGTAGCCAAGAAGGTGCAGATGCTCCAGCGTTTACAGACCAATCATAATAGGAGCAGATAATGGCTGATGCAGTTACTACACAAACTATTATAGATAGCGAAAGAAACTGCGTTATGAAGTTCACTAATGTTAGTGATGGTACTGGCGAATCTGCAGTAGCTAAGGTAGATGTTTCTGAATTAGCTCCTAATGCAGATGGCGTGGCTTGTTCTGAAGTACGAGTACTTAGAGTTAGTCACGCTATTGTTGGTATGTCTGTTCAATTATTTTTTAATGCTTCTTCTAATGTATTATTCATGGAACTAGCAGAAAGTAGTAATGGACATATGGAATTTAGTGAATTTGGTGGGATTCCAAATAACGCAGGTAGTGGAAAGAATGGAGATATTCTATTCACTACTAAAGGACACAGTTCAGGAGATACATATTCAATCGTCTTAGAGATGGTTAAAGTGTACTCTGACTAAGGAGAAACTATGTATTTTATTTCAGAGAATGGTGATTTTCCCCCACAGTATTTTGTATTAAAGCAAGATGAGGATGGTATTCTAAGACCTGTATTTGGTCCAGACCCAGACTTTGTGGATGCAAAAAGAAAACTTGCAGAGTTATCTGGTTCGGATAAAAGAGCTAGAGATGATAAAGGTCATTACATAGCTGACGACCCATCTACACCAGATATAAATGAAGCTTATGTTTCTGGAAAGAAACCTGTGAAAAAGAAATCATCTGTAAAGAAAAAAGTAGGGCGACCTAAAAAGAAAGCATAACTTATGCTAACAGAATCTCTATTGATTGAAGAACTTCGTCAATGGAGTAAAAGTGTATTAGAAAAACCTAATAAAGATTTCAACAATTTACCAGCATGTCCTTTTGCAGAGCATACATGGGATACTGGAAAAGTTAAAGTAATGCTTGGTGAAGGTGGTTTATGGTCTGATTTAATTGAGATTATAAAAAACTTTGATGACAAGTATGAAGTTGTAATTTATTGTGGCATTGACTATGACACTATGACTGAAGAAGAATTTGAAAAAAGGTTAAGACTTCTATCTGTAGAAACAGTAAAAAATAATCTTTGGATTATGGGTTCACATCCAGATTCAAAAACATTAGAACATGCTGCAGAACAAATAGATTTTGCACCTTTATCAAGTCAAGATTATTATCAAATATTTTTACAAAAGCTAGATACTTTAGTAAAAGCATCAGATAGTATAATTAAAAAAAATTACTATAAAAATTATAGTAAAGAAGATTTTAACGAGTTCGTAGAACTAAGGAGAAAAAGATGGCTGGAAGAAAAAACGGCAAAATGAAAAAACCTAAAATGATGAGAGGCGGTGGCAGTCCAATGCAACCATTGCAACCACTTGCACCACCTCAAAGACCTAGACCAGTAAGACCTAAAAAACCAGTAGCTGGCAAGAGAGACCCAATGGGTCGAAAAATGCTCGCAGTTGGTGGTGCAGGTAAAGCTAAGAAAGGTTTGAAAGGTGGCGGTGACCCATTAAAACCTAAAGCAATGAAAGGTGGTGGTCCACTAAAACCTAAAGCTAAGAAAGGTGGTGGCATGCTAAAAGGTAAAGCTGGCAAAAGAGCTAGTGGACCAAAGGTTGTATCATTTCAAGACTACATCAAGAAGATGTTTGGCTAAGATTAATTTATGTCTAGAGCCAAGAAAGATTCTAGGTTGGCAAAGGTGGGAGTTTCAGGTTATAACAAACCTAAACGAACACCTAACCATCCTACTAAGTCTCATGTTGTTGTTGCCAAGGATGGCAACAAAATTAAGACTATTAGATTTGGACAACAAGGCGTAAAGGGTGCAGGTAAAAATCCTAAGACAAAAAAAGATAAAGCTAGGAGAAAATCTTACTATGCTAGACATAATGCACAAGATAGAAATCCTAGTAAACTAAGTGCTAGATATTGGTCACATAAAGTAAAATGGTAATGTCTAGGGCAAACTTTGGAGTTTTAACTAGAAAAGCTCCAGCAGGAAAAAAGAAACATGCCTTTAAAAAAAGGAAGAACAAGAGAAGTAATAAGCGATAATATATCAAAGCTTAGAAAAGAAGGTAAACCACAAAAGCAAGCAGTAGCTATAGCTTTACAAAAAGCTGGAAAAAGTGAAAAGAAAAAGAAAAGACCCAAAAGTAGGAACAGGTAAAAAACCTAAAGGCAGTGGTCGAAGGTTATATACTGACGAAAATCCAAAAGATACAGTCAGTATAAAGTTTGCTACACCAGCAGATGCCAGAGCTACTGTAGCAAAGGTCAAAAGAATTAATAAACCTTTTGCTCGTAAGATACAAATACTAACTGTATTAGAACAAAGAGCAAAGGTTGCAGGTAAAAATGAACAAGCAAAGATAGCTAAAAAAGGTAAAGAAGCTATCAGAAAAAAAGAAGGTAAGTAATGGCAACAAGTGGAACAACTACATTTAATCTAGATTTATCAGATATTATGGAAGAAGCATACGAGTTGTGCGGTCTTACTATGCGTTCTGGTTATGATTATAGAACAGCAAGAAGAGCTTTGAATTTAATATTCTTAGAGTGGCAAAACAAAGGATTAAACCTTTGGAAGATAGAACAAGCTACACAGGCATTAACTGCTGGCACAAGCAGTTATGCAGCAGAAACATCTGCTTTAGAAATAGTAGATGCTTTTTTAAGAACAGATAGTGGTAATACAGATAAACAGTTTGACCAACAATTAACTAGAATATCTAGAACAGAATATAATCATCAAGCAAAAAAACTTTTACAATCTAAGCCTACACAGTTTTTTGCAGATAAAGGCACAAGTGGCATTAATATAGTTTTATGGGCAACACCTGATGATGCACAAACATACACTTTAGTTTATGACTATATCAAAAGAATAGAAGATGCAGGAAGTGTTGCTAGTAATAATGCAGATGTACCAGCTAGATATTTACCATGTTTAACATATGCTTTGGCTTATAACATAGCTTGTAAAGAGCCTGATGCTATGAACAGAGTTCCTATGATAAAGCAAAGATATAATGAACTTTGGCAAGAGGTTTCAGAATCTGATAGAGAAAGAGCAGCAGTTAAGTTTGTACCTGGGAATAATGTTTATTAATTATGGCATACGCAAAGAGTAAAAAAGCTTTAGGTATTTGTGATAGATGTGGTTTTACATACAAACTAAGAGAACTTATATACGAAGTAGAAGATGAAACTAGAAATGGTTTAAGAGTTTGTAAGAGTTGTTTAGACCCAGACCATCCACAGTTACAAGTAGGTAGATTAAATACATCCGACCCAATGGCTTTATTTAATCCTAGACCAGATAGTGGAGAAAAAGATTCTACTCAATACTTTGGTTTTGAACCAGTAAGTGGTACTGGTATAATTTTAAGAGGCAGTGTAGGAGCTGTTAAGGTAGTAACATAATGACTTATGCAGAATTAAAAAGTGCAATACAAAATTATTTACAGAATACTGAAACTACTTTTGTTTCAGATTTACCTACAATAATAAAACAAGCAGAAATAAGAATACTAAAGACAGTTAAACTTCCTGTATTTAGAAAGAATGTAGAAGGTTCAATTACTTCAGGTAATAAGTATTTAAATACACCATCAGATTTTTTAGATAACTATTCTTTGTCTCTAACTAATTCTGGTAGTCAAGAGTTTCTATTATTTAAAGATGTAAACTTTATCAGAGAAGGATATCCAGATGCTTCTGTAACAGGTGTGCCAAAGCACTATGCTTTATTTGATAATACAACTTTTATATTAGGACCAACACCTAATGCAACTTTTGTTACAGAGCTACATTATTTTTATGAACCAGCATCTATAACTGCAGGAGCAGAAGATGGTACGACTTGGTTATCTACTAACGCTGAAAATGCTTTATTGTATGGTTCATTATTAGAGGGTTATACCTACATGAAAGGAGAACCTGATATCATGCAAATGTATGAAAAGAGATATGAACAAGCATTGGTAAGATTAAAACTATTAGGTGAAGCAGAAAATACTAGAGACCAATATAGGGATGATACTTATAGGATTCAAAGAAGTTAATGTTTAATGTAGATGTAAAATCTAGTATAGGTGATGTTGGTGTTAAAACAACTCACAATAAAGGATTAAGTCCAGAGTATTGGACAGAAAGAATAGTAGAAAGATTAGTTTCGATTAGTGAAAATGCTGACCCTATGGTAAAGGCACAGGCAGAGGCTTTTAAAGAATCAATAACTAATTTAATTCTATTATATTTAAAACAAGCTATAAATAGCGATAGAGCCACTGTAGCTGGTTTATTGGAGAAACAAGGTCATAAAGATATGGCTGATATTATAAGGAGATTATAATGGCGATAACGCAAGCAATGTGTACATCATTTAAAAAAGAACTTTTAGAAGGTGTGCATAATTTTAAAAACTCAGGTGGTAATGATTTTAAACTAGCACTTTATACAAGTTCAGCTAGCTTAGACGCATCTACTACAGCATACACTACTTCTAATGAAGCTAGTGGTACAAACTATACAGCTAAAGGAGCATCTCTAACTAGAGTTGACCCTTCAACATCTGGCACAACAGCACTTACAGATTTTGCTGATTTAACTTTCAGTAATGCTACAGTGACTGCTAGAGGCTGTTTAATATTTAATGATACTGCTTCAGGAGACCCTGCAGTTTGTGTTTTGGATTTTGGTGGCGATAAAACCTCTACTGCTGGTGACTTTACAATACAGTTTCCTACAGCAGATTCTTCAAACGCAATAATTAGAATAGCTTAACTATGGCAATAATTAATGGTTGGGGTAGAGGCACTTGGGGTCAAGGGTCTTGGAGTAATCCCTTACCAGTTGAAGTTACTGGAGTTGCTGGTACATCAGCTTTAGGAAGCGAATCAGTTTCTATAAGTACAGTATCAGGTGTAAGTGCAGTAGCAGCTACATCTGGTTTAGGTGATGAATCAGTTACAGCAGCAGCTAATGTAGCAGTTACAGGGTTAGCTGGAACATCAGCACTAGGCAATGAATCATTAATTACAAATAACAATCTATCCGTCACAGGGTTTGTTGGTACAACTTCATTGGGAGATGAAACAGTAACAGCAGATGCAAATGTATTTCCAACACTAGATGGACTAAGTGCGAGCCTTGGCGGTGTAAATGTTTGGGGTCTCGTAGATACTTCTCAAACACCAAATTATAGTAATATAAGTACATCTCAAACGCCTAACTGGCAAGAGGTGGCATAACAAAGGAAAATTATGGCAACATATGTAAACAATTTAAGATTAAAAGAAATAGCTACAGGTGATGAAGCTGGAACATGGGGTACTTCCACTAATACAAATTTACAATTATTAGCGGATGGTTTAGGTTTTGCAACTGAAGCAATCACAACTAATGCTGATACTCACACTTCTGAAGTGCGTGATGCAACAGAAGACGCAGCAAGAAGTATGTATATTAAATATACAGGCACATTAGATAGTGCTTGTACTATAACAATAAATCAAAATGCTATTAAAAGAGTTCATTTTATAGAAAATGCAACTTCAGGCAGTCAAAACATAATAATAAAACAAGGCTCTGGTTCTACAGTAACTATAGGTCCAGGTAATGTAAAAGTAGTTTATCTAGATG